TATCCCATTCAACCCTGCATCACGACAGCAGATTGCTGACCGTCTGATGAAGCGTGGATGGAAGCCTAAGGAACACACTGAGAGGGGTGAGCCTAAGGTAGATGAAACAGTACTGGCTGGCATCAATATGCCTGAGGCACAACTGCTTCGTAGATACCTACTACTGAACAAACGTATTGGTCAGTTAGCTACAGGTAAACAGGCATGGCTAAAGCTAGAGAAGAACGGCAAGCTACATGGCAGAGTTAATCACATGGGTGCTGTTACCTCTAGGTGTACACACAGTAACCCTAATCTAGGACAAGTACCTAGTGTAGGTGCTGAGTATGGTAAGGAGTGTCGCTCTTTATTTGTAGCACCAGAGGGGTACAGCTTACTGGGTGCTGATGCTAGTGGCTTAGAGCTACGATGTCTTGCACACTTCATGGCTAAGTATGATGGTGGAGACTATGCGAATGTTATCCTAAATGGTGATATCCATACTACAAACCAACAGGCTGCTGGCCTACCAACACGTGACAATGCTAAGACATTCATCTACGGCTTTTTATATGGGGCAGGTGATGCAAAGATTGGTAAGATTATCAACAAGGGTAGTAAGGAAGGTAAGAAGATTAAGGACAAGTTCCTTAAAGGACTACCAGCCCTCAAGGAATTGAGGACAGCCGTGGCTGAGAAGGCAGGGTATGGTCACATCAAGGGATTAGATGGGCGTATCATTCCTGTACGACATCCACATGCGGCATTAAATACTCTGCTTCAGAGTGCTGGTGCTTTAATCTGTAAGACATGGTACGTGTATGTTGCACGTGCCTTGAAGGAAGCTAACCTAGACGCACAGATTGTAGCGTTTATTCATGACGAAGTACAACTAGTAGTAAAGGAAGGACAAGAGGATGAGACAGGGCGAATTATTCAACGATGTATGCGAGACGTTCAGCAACGATACAACTTCAGATGCAGACTCGACAGTGAATACAAGTACGGAAGTAACTGGGCAGAAACCCACTAACATTAACACAGTCTTTGAAGATGGTGAATGGTGGTACGTAGGTTATGCTAACGGTGGACGTACACGAGTAGAGGCACACAACCGTAAGAATGAGAAGCGAATGTTTGTTAACGGTAGGTATGTGCGACAGTCTCATCCCTTGTGGAAGGCAGGTAGGTATAACTCATTCGATGATGCTGCCTTCTCTAGCCTAGAAAACTACGAGACATCTACTGAGGGTATGGTCTACATCATTACCAACCCAGCATGGCGAGGATGGGTCAAGATTGGTATGGCTGTTGATGCTAATGACAGATGTAATGGATACCAGACAAGCAGTCCATTCCGTGACTACACGGTGATAGCTACCATTAACACAGACGACAGACGTAAGGCTGAAGCGATGGCACATGAACTAGCAGAGTCTCTTGCGTCTGACCGTAGGAATGAGTGGTTTAAGATGAAGACCAGTCAGGCTAGACGTGTACTAGTAGAAGTGGAGAATGAACTAAATGGATTTTGATTTCTTATTTAAGCTGATACTTACTGCTAGTTTCTTTGGAGTATCTATCTGCTTATGTATCAAGTGGGTTGTAGAAGCCTACTTAGATTACTTACAGGTAACAACAGGCATCAGAGTAATGCAAACCATGACGCAACAAAATGAGGATATAGACGATGACCCTACTGCTTATTGATGGTGACATTATTGCTTACAAGGCGGCTGCTTCAGCAGAACAGCCAGTTGACTGGGGTGATGGACACTGGACACTACACGCATGGGAACAGGACGTTGCGATTAGAGTGTCAGACCAGATTAGTAAACTACTAGAGGCTCCAGTACAGGACTGCATTGTTGCCCTGTCAGACAGTACAAACTTCCGTAAGGACGTAGCACCTTACTACAAGGCTAACCGTAAGGATACACGTAAGCCTATGCTACTACACTGGGCTAGAGACTATATCAAGTCTGAGTACAACACAATAATTTACAGGGGGCTAGAAGCAGATGATGTCTTGGGAATACTTGGCACTGCGAACCCAGATACTATTATCTGGTCTGAAGATAAAGACTTACTTACTATACCAGCACAGCATTGGATTGCTGGCGAGGTTGTGGAAATCTCTGAGATTGAAGCAGACCACAATTTCCTTTACCAAACTCTTGTTGGTGATAGCACTGACAACTACAAAGGCTGTCCTTCAGTTGGTCCAAAAACTGCTGAAAAAATTCTTGAGTTTGGTGACGGATGGGGTGCAGTGGTTAGAGCGTTTCTTAGCAAAGGTCTGACAGAAGACGATGCACTAGAGAACGCACGACTAGCTCGTATCCTACGTAATGGTGAGTACGATACAGATACAGGAGAGGTAAAACTATGGAACCCCATGTAAAACATGAAGACTATATGAAGCAAAAGATGGCAGAGTTTGAAAACCGTGAAGAACGTGACATGATTAATAGCCCTGCACACTACGCTGATGGTAACATTGAAACCATTGACTACATTGTAGATGTGTTAGGTGAGTATGAGGCTATCAGCTACTGTCATGGTAATGTTATCAAGTACACAGGCTCACGCCTATGGAAGAAGGGTAATCCTATTGAGGATGCACAGAAAGCTGTGTGGTATCTTAACAAGATGATTGAACTACTAGAAAAAACAGATGGAGTAAACTGGTAATGGTTGATGTAATTACATTTCGTTGTGATAGTTATGACGAAGAAGGAAATCGTGAAGGATATACTGAACATAGTTTTAATACGGAATCTTATCTACCTGATATGTTATCCAACTTTCATTACTTTTTACAGGGTATGAGCTTTACCTATGTCAAGGATGTATATGCAGTAAAGATAGATGGTCAGGAAGTAGGTGGAGAATGATTAACTTATATGAGTATCAGATGAAAGCCCTGCGTACAGCCGTATATCCAAAGAAGTATACTATTTCTTATCCTGCACTTGGACTAGCTGAAGAAGCTGGTGAGGTGGCAGGTAAGATTGCTAAGATGATGCGTGATGAAATTTCTATTGCAGATCAAAAGGAAAAGATTGAAACAGAGATGGGTGATGTGTTGTGGATGTTAGCTGCATTAGCTCATGACTGTGGTTTATCCTTACAAACAATAGCAGAAAAGAACTTAGAAAAACTAAGCGCACGTCAGCAAGCAGGAACACTACATGGAGAGGGAGACAACCGATGAGTAGTAACTATCTACCAACAGACTATCAGACATTCATTTCTACTAGTCGGTATGCACGATGGCTAGAGGATGAGAACAGACGAGAGTCATGGGTTGAAACTGTCCAACGGTACATCAACTACATTGCAAAGTCTGGTCTAAGTGGTGCTGACTTAGAAGAAATTGAGGAGGCTATCCTCAACCTAGAGGTAATGCCTAGTATGAGAGCCTTGATGACAGCAGGGGATGCAGCAGACCGTGACAACACCTGTATCTATAACTGTAGTTACCTACCAGTAGATCACATTCGTGCCTTTGATGAGGCGATGTTCATTCTACTGTGTGGTACAGGTGTAGGCTTCAGTGTTGAGCGTCAGTTTATTGCCAAGCTACCTACTATTCCAGATGCAATGGAAAAGGATGAACGTGCTATTGATGTAGCGGATAGTAAGGAAGGGTGGGCTACAGCCTTACACTCTCTCATCTCTACCCTATACACAGGCATCATCCCTAAGTGGGACTTGTCTAAGATACGTCCAGCAGGAGCTAGGCTCAAAACCTTTGGGGGTAGAGCTAGTGGACCAGAACCACTTGATGACTTGTTTAAGTTTGTTGTTGCTAAGTTCAAGGGTGCAGCAGGACGCAAGTTAAACAGTATTGAGTGTCATGACATCATGTGTAAGATTGGTGAGGTTGTGGTAGTAGGTGGTGTAAGACGGTCAGCTATGATTAGCCTGTCTAACCTGAGTGATGGACGCATGGCACATGCCAAGTCAGGTAGCTGGTGGGAGAACGAGGGTCAACGTGCGTTGGCTAATAACTCTGTAGCCTACACAGACAAGCCAGACATGGAAGGGTTCATACGTGAGTGGCTGTCCCTAGTAGAATCCAAGTCAGGTGAGCGTGGTATCTTCTCTCGTGTAGCCGCAGACAACCATGTAGCAAGAAATGGCAGACGTGAGACAGGTCACGAGTGGGGTACAAACCCTTGCAGTGAAATCATCCTACGTCCCTACCAATTCTGTAACCTGACTGAGGTAGTAGTACGTGCGAGTGATGACCTTGAGTCTCTTAAACGTAAGGTACGTCTAGCTACCATTCTTGGTACAGCACAGTCTACCTTTACTAAGATGCCATACCTACGCAAGATTTGGCAGAAGAACACAGAGGAAGAGAGACTGCTAGGTGTATCACTGACTGGTATAATGGACAACTACATACTATCTAAGAACGTGGATAGTAAGAATTGGTTAGCAGAGATGAAGCAGGTGGCTATTGATACTAACGCAGAGTACGCAGACTATCTGGATATCCCAGCATCTGCTGCTATCACCTGTGTCAAACCATCTGGTACAGTGTCACAGCTAGTGGATAGTGCGTCTGGTATTCATGCCCGACATAGTGAGTACTACATCCGTACTGTACGTGGGGATAACAAAGACCCACTGACACAGTTTATGAAGGACAGTGGTATCCCTGCTGAACCGTGTGTGATGAAGCCTGACTCTACTACAGTATTCAGCTTCCCTACTAAGTCACCCAATGGGGCAGTCACTCGTAACGATATGACAGCAGTAGAACAGCTAGAGCTATGGAAGAACTATGCCCTAAACTGGTGTGAACACAAGCCTTCAGTTACTATCACAGTACGTGATGAGGAGTGGATGGCAGTAGGTGCATGGGTATATGAGAACTTTGACATATGTTCAGGTATCTCATTCCTACCTCATAGTGACCACACATATGCACAAGCACCATATCAGGATATTGACAAGGAGACATATGAGGAACTAAAGGTAAAGATGCCTAAGAGTATTGACTGGAAGTCCTTGTCTTTATACGAAAAAGTGGACACTACATCAGGTAGTCAGACACTTGCTTGTACTGCTGGGGCATGTGAGTTAGTAGACATCTAAGTCTAACCTGTACCTATTAGCGAAAGTGAACATTAATATGAAAGTACTAGGCTATACACTAGGTATTACTACGGCTCTACTAAATAAACTACAGGAACTTTATCCTAATAAACTTCCACTTGAACAAATCACCCCTGAGGAATTAGCGTTTCTCAGGGGGCAACAGTCAGTAGTAAATAAGTTAAACGAACTATACAACGAAGATTATGAGGATTAAAACATGGGAAGTCTATTTGGTGCAAGCTCACCTAAATCTTTACCTACGCCCGCTCGTCCTGTGACAGCCGTAGCTAAGACACCTGATCTGGAACTAGCGGATACTGAACTAGCTTCAACATCTCTTGGGATTAAGAAGAAGGGCAAGAAAGCTCTACGCACTGATGTTACTAAAGACGTTTCAACACAGGTTGGTGGCGATGGTATGTCAGGACTAAATATACCTAAGACCATAGGATAGTATAATGGGTTCTGTAACAGTAGATATGCAAGGCATGAAAAAGAAAATCTCAGATGATGATGACCCTGAGATGCAAGCCGAAGTCGATAAAGAGAACGAAATTCTACAAAAGAAAAAGAATCAATTAAAGATTCCCCCTTATATGGGTCTAACTACCTAAAGGATTAGATATGGAAATGGAAGTAGGTACAGTAGCTAAACGCTACAGCCAACTAGAGGGGGAAAGAGATACCTTCCTAGAACGAGGGCGAGAAGCGGCAAGGCTTACTATCCCTACCCTTCTACCTGAAGAGGGACATAGTTCTTCTTCTATTTATGCTACCCCCTACCAAGGAATTGGCGCAAGGGGTGTAAACAATTTAGCATCAAAATTATTGATGGCTCTCCTCCCACCTAATACGCCTTTCTTCCGTCTGACTATTGACGACTTTGACTTGCAAGCTCTTGCAGGTGATAATCGTGGTCAGGTAGAGGAGGGGCTTTCACGTATTGAACGTGCAGCTATGGGAGAGATTGAGGGCAAAGCAGTTCGTGTTCCTACATTTGAAGCATTAAAACTTCTTATTGTTACAGGTAATGCGCTTTTATATAAAGACCCTAAGGGACAGATGCGGGTTTACCGCCCTGACCGCTATGTTGTCAAGCGTGACATGATGGGTAACGTGCTAGAAATTATTACCAAGGAATCAGTAGCTGGCATAATGCTACCTGAAGCAGTTAAAGCACAGGTAGCTGCTAGTGACACTCCAATGAAAAACCACCATCTCTACACACGTATCATCCGCACCCCTAAAGGGTGGGAGAGTACACAAGAGGTGGCTGGTATAGATATCGAAGAATCCAAGGGTACGTTCAAGGTTGATAAGAACCCCTTCATTCCACTACGGTTCATCCGTATTGATGGTGAAGACTATGGACGTGGCTTTATTGAAGAATACCTTGGAGATTTGCGTAGTCTTGAAGCACTAACTCAGGCTATTGTCGAGGGTAGTGCAGCATCTGCAAAGTTACTGTTCTTGGTTCGTCCTAATGGAACAACCAAAACTAACCAACTAGCTAAAGCACCTAATGGTGCGTTTGTTACTGGTGATACTAATGATGTATCTGCGTTGCAGGTGCAAAAAGCAGGTGACTTCCGTGTAGCCCTAGAGACTATGCGGATGATTAATGATAGACTATCTGCTGCCTTCCTACTAAATAGTAGTGTACAACGTGCAGCAGAACGAGTAACCGCAGAAGAAGTACGGTTTATGGCTCAAGAATTAGAGACTGCGCTTGGGGGCGTGTACTCTGTTCTATCACAAGAGTTCCAATTACCTATGATTAACCTTCTGCTTTCCTCTCTTGAACAGCAGGGCAAGATGCCTAAGATGCCACGAGACAGTGTTAAACCTACTGTTGTCACAGGTATTGAGGCACTTGGTCGTGGTCAAGACTTAAACAAACTAGCAACATTCTTACAGTATCTTCAGCCTCTAGGGGCAGAAGTAATTGCAAGTGAGATGAACATTAACGACTACATTGATCGTCTTGCGGCTTCGCTAGGAATTGATACATCTGGTCTTATTAAGTCACCAGAACAGAAGCAACAAGAACAGATGATGCAACAACAGATGATGCAACAACAGATGTTAGAACAAACAGCAGCAGGTATGGCACAGGGTGCTGCACCACAACTAGCAAAGGCTGCTGTCGAACAGGAGTAACACATGGCTGATGCCGTAAACACTTTTCAAGAAGAACCGCCTGAATCTCAGGAACATATTGACGCAATGGTTGCAAAGGTAGAGGGGACTCAAGTAGACCCTGAACGCCCTGAATGGTTGCCTGAGAAATTTAAGTCAGCAGAGGACATGGCAAAAGCCTACTCTGCCCTAGAAAGTAAACTAGGAAGTAATAACTCTGGGACTAAGGCTCAACAGGAGACAGACAGTCTGACAGAAGATGCTAGTCAGACAGCAAACGAAGTCTCAGAGTTACTTGATAGTAAGGGACTAGACTTTAGCGTATTCCAGCAGGAGTATGCAGAGACAGGAACACTATCTCAAGATGCTTATGAAGCTCTTGAAAAAGCTGGACTGTCCCAGACCCTCGTTGATACGTGGATTGAGGGACAGAACGCTATGTCTACTCAGATGACTGCTAGTGTGCAGTCACTTGTAGGAGGCACAGAGGAATACTCTAGCATGATTGAATGGGCATCCGATAATCTTCCAGAGGAAGAGATTGATGCCTTCAACGCAACAATGGATACGCAAGACCCCAGACTTATTAAGTTTGCGGTACAAGGTCTAAACGCAAGGTATCGAACTGGTGCTGAACCCTCTCTACTTCAGGGCGGTACAGGTGAAGTATCAGGTGGGAAGTTTAATAGTAATGCAGAACTAACTGCTGCTATGCGTGACCCCCGATACGCGCAAGACCCTGCCTACAGGCAAGTAGTCGCTGATAAGCTGGCTCGTTCACGTCTGTTCTAACATTGTTGCATGGGAGTGGAGACCTAATCCAAGTCTCCTCTCCTTCTAAACACATCTAGTATGGGTGTGCTTAGAAGGGGAAACCCTTAACACGAAGCTAAACATAACAAACTATTACCACTGACCCCTTGCGAGGGACAATCTATGATAAAGGATGTAGTGTAATGCAGAGTGTATTTTAACTCAACATAACATTACTAAGAGGTAATTACGAATGGCACAAGCTGCTTCAA